CCGAAACCAAGCGCGCGATATTCGAAATGCTAGTCGGACTCTTCGGCGGCCTATTTCTATCTTACTTAATTGTTTACGCTATTATTAATGGACTTGTACGATGACAAAAAAAAGATTAGAACTAAAGCTATGGCATGGCGTGGTATTTATCATACTCGCACACTACATTCTTAATCGCTTTGAAATGCACATGTATGGAGCACTGCAATGAGTGACTGGCTGACTATTCGCGAGGCCGCCGAATTATTCCAAGTATCGCGAAGACTCTTGCACTATATGGCAGTCGGACGGCCTGCAAGCAATGAAAGGAACGAAAAGGAAGCGGTGCTAAGAAAAGTAAAGCAAGTACCGTACGGCGAAAAGACAATGTATTTACTAAATTATAATGAATTAAAAAGAATACTAGGAGTAAAGAGATGAGACTAATCACACAAAACGGCGGGATGCAAGTAAACGGACTGAATGTCCTAATATACGGCGATCCCGGAATCGGTAAGACCACACTCGCGAATACCGCGCCAAATCCAATTGTATTGGACTTCGACAGAGGGCTTCATAGATCCTCGCTACTCAAGAACGGCTTGCAGTTCGAGTCATGGCAAGACTTGCTGAATAACAAGGCCGAGCTAGATAGCATCCTAGCAAAGCACGATACGATTATTATCGATACGGCGGGCACTGTTATTGAATTAATGCAGATGCACCTTACTATCAATAACCCCGGTCTTCTTCGCAATACGATCAAATTATGGGGCGAAACAAAGCGAACATTCCAAGAGTTTTTCACGCCTCTGAAGTTATCCGGTAAGAATGTAGTTTTCATCGCACACGCGAAAGAAAAAGAAGAAGGCGATATGCGAATTAAGCGCCCTCTTATTCCGGGTGCGAGTTATGACCTACTTATGCAGTCATGCGACCTAGTAGGCTACTATACGACTCAAGGCAATAAGAGAGTATTGACCTTTGACCTTAGTGATTCAATTGTAGCTAAAAATTGCGCGGAAATTGCGCCCGTACATGTGGACGGCTTGCACTCTATGACTACTTGCCTTGCTGATATCTTAGAACATACTAAATCGGCAATAAGCCGACGCTCCAAAGAGCAAGAGGCCGCCATTGCCTTGGTATCAGAATGGAGCGAAAAAGCAAAAGCCGCAAAGGATGCTAATAAGTTTGTATCAGAACTTAGCAAAGCAGGTTTAGAGGATGCTTTGAAGCGCGCGGTTTGGGCTTCAGTCGTGACTACATTCGGCGAACGTGGTTTGCAATGGAATAAAGAAAGCGGTAAGTTTGAGGAGGTGGTGAAATGAGTAACACCTTCGAAGTCTGGGGCGCATTTGATGAAGACGATGTGCTCCTAGATTACTCGCTATTTGAAGAGGATGTAAGAGAGTGGGCTTATGATCGCTTTGAAAAAGAAATGTACAGCATAGCAAAAATGACAATACACAAACGCGAGCTTGTTAAGATTCGCAATTTAAGAGACCCGTATCAGGAGTATATCGATGAGTAAGCAAACAGCGGTGGATTGGTTATGGAATGAATTAAAGGCCTGCAATGTAAATATAGCCTCGGATTTAGTTGCCCAATTTAACCAAGCTAAGCAAATGGAGAAAGAGCAAATTATATATGCGTATTACTTTGCACGTCTGGTTGACCAAGAAAAGGCTGGCATAGAAGCAAGAGAATACTTTGGCAAAATATATGGAGATAAAACATGAATAAGCAAACGGCGGTTAAAATATTCAAAGCCCAAAAGCAGACAAAACGTTTCCGCAAAAACCAAACTGTTTGGGTACTTGCTGACTTTGCAAACCATGCAATTATATGGCATAAATGGCAAGGCATAGGGCGGTATGTTATGGCTACAATAGCAAAGTTTGCAACGTCTAATAATTGGAATTTCAATATCGGCAATGATGGATTCAAAGAGATTGAAATTAGCCAAGACCAATTCAATGCAATTACTAAAACTTGCAGAGCAAAATATTTACTAGAAACCTACGGAGGCGATGATGAGTAAGCAAACGGCGGTGGAGTGGTTGGAGAATCAAATAAGTTGTTATGCTTCCACAAATCCAATAATGAATAATGAATTATTTATTCTTATCTTAAAAAAAACCAAAGAAATAGAGAAAGAGCAGATAATGGATGCTGGTAATTGTGTAGCTGAAGTAGTTTTAACAGATGATGAAAGTTACAACGGCAATAAATACTGGAATGAATTTTACGGAGGCGACCATGAGTAAAACCGCAATGCAGACCCTACGGCAATCACTTGACTTCGCATATTATGAAGCTTCAGTGACTCGGACACCAGGCGAAGTCCTATCGCAGATCAGATTCCAAACGATTGACCTTATTGCAAAGGAACGCGAGCAAATAATTAAAGCATTCGAGGCGGGCGCAAAGCTTAAAGAAGCATGCACGCCGGAAGCGTATTATAGGCTGGTATATGGACAGGAGGAAGTATGATCAAAATTAGTGCCACCCAGCTCGAATCTTACCGCCGCTTCATAGACGGCCTGATTACAGTCGAGCAGTTCGAGCGCTCCTTGCTTAGACTCGACCCGCCTAATGCAATGATGCAAAGAGGGATAGAGTTTCATGAAATGATGCAAACCGACTACCCTATGGAGTTTGAAGGCAAGTTCAGCACTGATTGCATTCTAAACGCCCGTAATTGCATGGATTACCGCTCGCGAGTATTCGAGTATAAAGTCCGCCGCGTCTTCCGCACTCAATTCGGTGATATATCAGTAACAGGCGTCGCAGACCAACTTATAGGGCTTGATGTTGTAGAAATCAAAACCAAGTACAGTACAATCAGTTTTGATGACTATTACAACTCTCTGCAATGGCGTGTATATTGCGAGCTTTTTAACGCTCCCTTTGTCCATTACAAGATATTCGAGTTCGACTCACCTGAAGCGATGGACTTTAAAAACAAAGCGGAATACTCATTCCCGAGACCCGCACATAATTACGAATATGTCCGAAACATGATACACTACTTGCATGAGTATATCATGGTACGAGGGCTTGATAAAGAAGAAGTTTTGCAGTTAAGAGAAGGAGTAACAGCATGAGACTCAAACCAGTTCCCGTTCCACCAGAACAAACATCATTCAAAAAAGGAGTACCTATGAGCGAGCAATTAAGAAAGGAAAGAGAAGAAGTAGAGAAATCTGCAATCAAACATAAAGCCACACCCGATGAACTTGGAGCGCCAAGGAAACGCGGGCCAAAGCCCGGAAGCGGTGGAAGACCACGCAAAGAGCTTGGACATAATTACACACCAGATGGCTTCAGTGAGCTTGTAAAAGCTACGCTCGAACTACCAACCGAGCAGCATATTAAAGTAAAACTCATATCTGCAGTAATCTCAATGCACCAGCGAGGTGAACTATGAAAACATCCGCTCTATACAAAGAAGTAGCCGGTATCGAGACCTCGCTTAAGCTTGGAGTTCCATTGTCTCAACAACTAAGAGAAGAACGCAGGGTAATCGAGAAAACTGCAATCGGATTCCAAAGAGCTAAAGGCGAAGGCCTTACACCCGATAAAAGACAAGGCATTACAGCGCTTGCGATTAAAATACCAAACGCAATGGCCGCTCGATTCCGCGAACTCGCAAGAGCGCAAAATATCTCGCAAAGAGAGCTATTCCGCCGAGCACTAAAAATGTACTTTAAAGAATATGAGGATGCAAAATGAATTACGCGGAGTTTCTTGAGTCTAAGAAGCATAGCTCTATTGATTATGGCATAGATACTAATTACATTACTGAAGGTATGTTCGACTATCAAAAGTATGTATCGGAATATGCTATTAATAAAGGTAGATGCGCTGTATTCTTAGATACAGGTCTAGGCAAAACGATAATAGAGTTAACCATTGCAACTAATTATGCAAGAGCAACCAATAAGCCCGTATTGATTATTACACCGCTTGCAGTCGCTTTTCAGTTTATCAAAGAAGCTGAGAAATTTGGGATAGATGATATTGAGTATAGCAAAGATGGCAACTTCAAAAGTAAAATAGTAGTATGCAATTATGAGAGACTTGAAAACTTTGATTCAAGTAAATTTGATTGCGTTATTCTTGATGAATCTAGTATTCTTAAAAACTTTGAAGGCGCAACTAAAAATCTTATTACAGCTTTTCTTAAGAAAGTAAAATATAGATTCTTATTCACCGCTACTCCTAGTCCTAATGATTATATAGAACTCGGTACTAGTTCTGAAGCTCTTGGATATCTTGGCTATATGGATATGCTTACAAAGTTTTTTAAGAATAATCAAAATAATGTTGCCAAGTTATCTCAAATCAGTAAAGCAAGACAAGGCGAAGAGTTCTACCTCAAAGCACACGCCGAGAAGGACTTTTGGAGATGGATAGCATCTTGGAGTATATCAATGCGAAAACCTTCGGACTATGGCTTCAGTGATGATAAACATACTTTGCCGGAACTATTCGAAACTGAAACTATTATCGAGAATCGCGATCCGCTTGCTATCGATGGTCAAAATACAATGTTTGCAATACCGGCTACAGGATTCAAAGAAATTAAAGCTGAAGTAAGAGCTACTCTTAATATGCGATGTGAAAAGGCTGTAGAAAAAGCAAATAGTCATGAATGTTCTGTTTATTGGGTTAATCTTAATGATGAAGCGAGTCTTATAGGTGAACTTGACAAAACAGCACTCGAAGTCAAAGGTAATATGAATATAGACAAGAAAGAAGAGATACTACTCGCTTTTAGCGCAGGTGATATTAAGAAACTTATCACAAAGACTTCTATAACTGCATTTGGTCTTAATTGGCAGCACTGTAATCATACTACATATTTTCCGACTTATTCATACGAGCAATACTACCAAGCTATTAGACGCTTTTGGAGATTTGGACAAAAAAGACCAGTATATGTAGATCTTATTTTGTCCGATGGTCAGACTAAAGTTATGGAGAGTCTCATGATAAAAAAAGAGAGAGCTATCGAAATGTTTAATAATCTCACTCAGCAAACTAGTCAAGACTTTACAATCCAAAGAAAAGAATTTAATAAAGAAATTTCATTACCATCATTTATTTAATATCATGATAAAAGAACAAGTCGTAACCGAAGACTATGCAATCTATAATTCTGATTGTATGTATGTATTACCAACTTTGCCAAATGATTCAGTAGATTTAAGCGTATATTCACCGCCCTTTGCAGGTCTGTATAATTACAGCTCTCATGAAAACGACTTCAGTAATTGCGAATCTCGCGAGCAGTTTTTACAACAATATGAATACCTAGTCCAAGAAATATCAAGAGTAACTAAGCCTGGTAGAATCACTGCAGTACATTGTACGGATGTTTTCGATAACCGATGCTATCTATGGGACTTCCCTCATGAGATTATTAGAATACATGAAAAATATAATTTTCATTATCGTAATCGTATTACAGTTTGGAAGGAGCCTCTTAAAGTAAGAATGCGAACAATGGTACAATCTTTAATGCATAAATTCATTGTAGAAGATTCTACAAAATGCTTTACAGCAATGCCGGATTATGTATTGATATTTACTAAAGCTGGTGATAATCAAGTACCAGTCACTCATCCATGCGGACTTACTGAATACTTTGGAGATACTCCATTTTTAGAAGCTCACAAAGAAACATACGGAAATTACAAAGACTTTAAAAAGAAATGGCAAGACTATGACGGTGATCCTTCAGGAAATAAACTTTCTCATTTAACATGGCAAAGATATGCGAGCTCTGTATGGGATGATATTCGTATAGATAATGTCTTGCCTTTTAGAGATTCTAAAGATGAAGACGATGAAAAACATGTACACCCTCTACAACTTGATGTTATTGATAGAATAGTAGAACTGTATAGCAATCAACGCGAAGTGGTACTTACTCCATTTATGGGAGTCGGATCTGAAGTATATTCTCCTGTATCTCTTGGTCGCAAAGCAATCGGAATAGAATTAAAAGATAGCTACTTTAAACAAGCTATACTAAATCTAAAAGAGGCAAAGAATAGATTCAGAGACAAAGTGCAAGAGGAGATATTTGCATGAATCACAATATGATATACGACGAGGGGGATGGCTTAGCCTCCCCGTTTATCAAAGGCAAAAGCCTATCAGAGCAACTACGAGAGGAACGCGAAGAACTTGAACGCAAAACCAAGCAAGCAATAAAAACTAAGAATAACCTCGCAGATTATTACTTTGCAAAACAAAAGAGGCCACAGCTTCAGTATGCTGACATCAACCCGAAAACTAAGAGCGCTTACTTTATGAAGAGAGGCATTGACTTTGCATTTGAGTACCCATACGCGGAACTATCCGGTCTTGAAGTCGAAGTACTTAAACACTTTCCGACAAAACACACGCTAAGAGATAAGGTAAGATTCCAAGAGCTAATAGCAGCAAAGAGAATGTTTATATTCTTTGCGACCGTATATCTGAAGCTCACATCATCCATGATCGCCGAATACCTCGACATGAATCGCTCGACTCTTTCGCATCATATTTACGCGGCTATGGATGAACTCGATACATACTCGCAAGTGCAACTTACAGCGCAAAAAATCGAAGACTATCTTTGGACTCGACATGAACAATTTAGATCGTGAAACTACTTTACAAGTCGGATATTATATAGAGGAAAAAATATGCCCTTACATCCGATCGGTCACATTAGTGACCTCGCGCAAGATACAAACCCTAAGCCGCTTGCTACGCTCCCGCTTTCTGCGCTTCTTAAAATAGAACGCGAGGAATTGTTCGGAAATCGAACAAAGAAACCGCGCGGGCGTGTTCGAAAACTGAACACCGCCGAACTCTATGAAGTATCCGAGCGGGTTATTCAAGTAGTCGCAGACTATTACGGCGTATCAGTTCAGCATATTCACCAGCGCCAAAGCTTTGCGCGTCATGTGGCAATAACAATATGCTATCAAGACTTCAACTTTACAATGACGGATATCGCTTTTATATTTAATTGCGATCGTAAATTGCCTATTATTGCAGCCCGAAATATAAAACACGAACGCATACTAGATCCGAACTTTAACGAAATCTACTTACAACTTATTCGCAAGGCCAAGGCATGAGTATTACTATCTCTTTCTTTAATTCGACACGGGAAACCAAAGCCGCGAAGACTATGGACTTCGACTTCTTTCTGAAGTCAGTAGAACAAGGTATATGGCAAGACCTTGTACTCAAATACCGAAACCTCGAAGAAGGCGAAAACAAAACCAACTTTAAACGCAAGCTACCTGCTATATCCCCTTCTGGTAAGTTCGCAGAACGCAAAGCAGACGCGCTTGAAGCGCACTCCGGTATTCTTTGCATGGATATCGATGAGAAAGATAATCCCGAAATGCAAATAGAGCAACTGCAGTCTGATCCATTCGTTTATGCCTACCATCGCTCGGTCGGAGGATATGGCTATGCTGTATACTTCTTAATAGAGCCTACAAAGCATTTAGAAGCCTACCACGCCATAGAAAAACACTTAGCCGATAATTACCACCTTATTTGCGATCCCGCATGTAAGGATACCTCTAGACTTCGCTTTGTATCATTCGATCCGCATCTCTACAGACGCGAAGGCAAAACTCAAGTATTCAAACGATACCTAAAACAACCAAAAGCAGAGGCGCGTAGGTATTATCCACACACTAAGTCCGATATTGACCATATCCTTACTCAAATCGGCTCGCGTGGTATTGACCTGGTAGACTCTTACTATGATTGGATGCAAATCGGCTTCGCTCTTGCAGGACACTACGGAGAACAAGGCCGTCACTATTTCCACTGCATATCTCAACAAGGTTCTAAATATGACCCCGTTAAGTGCGATGCTAAGTATAATGAGTGCCTCAAGTCAGGCAAAGGCCGCGTCCGTATCAATACATTCTTTTACAAGTGCAAAGATGCTGGTATTGAGATACAAACGGAAGAGAGTCGCAAAGTAGAACGCTATACCAAAGCGCAAATGCTGCAAGGCTTCAAGTCAGACGCAGAAATAGTCGAATCAGTCACTAAGTTAGCCAAGCAAGACGGGATAGCAACCGAGATAGCTCAAGACATAGCAGAGCAAACACTTGCTATACCACGCTCGGAGCTAACAAAAGAGAAACAAGCTAACCTATTACCAGAAATCCGAGCCGCGCTTGCTACCTACGGCCTCAAACGCAATGAAGTGACCGGTATAGTCGAATATCAAGACCGACCGCTTACCGACTGGGATGTTAACACCATTTGGGGCGAGATCGCCGATAACCTAGGCTCTAGATGCGCTAAAAGCACCGTCGAAGATATCATAAACTCGGATGCAACGCCCTCTTATAACCCTTTTACCGAGTTTTTTGCAAAGCATCAAGACAAAACCCCTCAAAACTGCATAGATAAACTAGCCGAATGCATTACACCGTACTTCGACGGCGAAACCGAAGAGAACGCACGGGCAATTGCAACTATCTTTATTCGCAAGTGGATAGTATCAATTGTCGCATCCATGCACGGCACTTACTCGCTCTTGATTCTGGTGCTTGTCGGAGGCCAAGGCATCGGGAAAACTAACTTCTTTAGATGGCTACTACCAGACGAACTCCGAGACTATTACGGCGAGTCCAAGCTTGACTCCGGCAAAGACGATGCCATGCTTATGACTTCAAAGCTGATTCTATGCGACGATGAGTTCTCAGGTAAAAGCAAAAGCGAGTACAAGCACCTGAAAGACATATCCTCAAAGCAATGGTTCAACATGAGGCTACCATACGGCCGCCGGACTCAAGACTTCAGGCGATACGCCGTGCTTTGCGGTACTTCGAATGATTCCGAAATCATAAACGACCCGACTGGCAACCGCCGTATCGTGCCTATCAATGTCAAGTCCATAGACTTTCAAGCATTTAAAGCGATTGACAAGGTCGACCTACTCCTAGAAGCCTATCATATCTACAAAAGCGAAGGCGATACTTCATGGCAATTGGAAAAACAAGATATTCAGCTACTAAATGACTCTGCAAAGTCCAATGAGCAAGTCGATACAGTCGAAGAAGCTATTCTTATGTATTTTGAGAAAACTGAAGCCGATATCGATGCAAACTGGTGGACTACAACCGAAATTGTATCTCATATGATGCAGTTCACAAAGTTGCATTTTAACATGACCAGGATAGGAATCGCGATGAAAAATTTAGGTTTTCCAAAAGCATCGAGACGCAAAAATGGTAAAGTTATGCGCTGTTACTGGGTTCGCGAAAGGGTGCAACACAAACCTGACAACACCTATTACGGCTAAATCCTGCAAATAGTCCCAAAAATGGGGTGTTGCCAGGTTTAGGAAAAAACAGCTCCACTTTAGGCTATAAAAAAAATATGTGTGTGTGTATGTATATTGATGTACTATAATATATATACTATATATAAAATAACTTGACAACTTGACAACATTTAATATAAGTAACTGAAATTTAATAACTTAAGTGTTGCCAGGTTTACTTTCAAACCTGACAACAACCTGACAACATGACAACACTAAGAAACTACCAAGCCGATGCAATTGAGAACCTACGCAAAGCCTTTGCCGATGGTCACCGCGCTGTAATTCTTTGCGCTCCGACCGGAGCGGGCAAGACGGTGATGTTCTCTGCTATCGCTCAAGGCGCACTGCAGAAAGGCAAAAGAGTCATGATAGTGACCGACCGAGGCGAACTGCTATGGCAAGCAGGCGGGGCGCTTAATAACCTTGCTATCGTTCCTGAACTCATTACAGCTGAGACTACCAGAGTTAACTCAAGTCAGCGTATTTTCGTTGCTATGATCGAGACAATATACCGCCGAGCTGAACAGCGGATCTACAGCGAACTGCTAAACAGCGTGGACTTATTCATATTTGATGAATGCCATAAGCGTACATTCGACAAGCTCTTCCCTCTTATCCCCTCTCATGCGAGAGTGCTTGGAGCGACGGCCACGCCGTACCGAGAGGGGAAGGGAACGCCCTTGACCGATCTCTATACTCACATGGTCGAAGCTTCAACTATTCCGAGCCTTATCTCCGATGGCTACCTTGCCAAGCCCTCATACTATTCCGTGCCTATCGATCTAAGCGGGGTAAAAACCAAAGGCGGTGACTTTGATGCTGATTCACTTGGAGATGAGTATTCAAGAATGCAGATATTTAAGGGAGCGGTTCAGAACTACCAACGATGGACACCAAGAACGAAGGCAATTGCTTTTGCGCCGAATTTGAAGAGCGCGGCCGAACTATATGCAGAATTTGAGAAGGCGGGACACCCTGTAATATCATTAGACGGGTCTGCGGGGCTCGTAGAGAGGCGAAACGCTCTCAAGTGGTATAAAGAGACCCCCGCCGCCGTTTTGATCAATGTGGGGCTTTTTACCACGGGTTTTGATGAGCCGAGCATTGAGACGGTTATTTTATACCGAGCTACTAAGAGTTTGCCTCTTTTCTTGCAGATGGTCGGACGCGGATCAAGGACTTGCGAGGGTAAGGATAAATTCACGGTCTTGGACTTCGGGAATAACCTTTACCGCTTTGGAATGTGGGACGATTCGAGAGATTGGACTAAGCCACCGAAGAAGAAGCGGGATGGCTTAGCGGTTTACAAGAACTGCCCTGAGTGCGACGCGTTCATATATGCTAGTGCAAGAGTGTGCTCGGAGTGTGGAAAACTTATCCCGAAAACAGAGCGCGAAGTTCTCGAAGAGTTAGTTATATTGACAAAGCATGAAGCTCGCGAGATGGCTAAGCTCGGAGGGCTTCAAGATTGGATCGCACTAACCAAGGCGGGTAAATTGCATCCGTTGTATGTTCTGCAAAGTTTATGTAAGTTGCGAACTGAAGCCGAAGACTACCGAGATGCGATGGGATATGCGAGAGGATGGCTATTCATACACAAAGACAAGACAGGACACTTGCGATGACTACCGAGCAATGGCTTAACGATATGATTGATGACATAGTCATGGAATACGGCGTGTCTCACGATACGGCGCGTATTATGCTATTCGCTTGGCTTGCAGAGTTACTAAGATGGAGTCCGAAGTTTTACGCTATGATGGATTATTTGCTGAATGACTGAACAATTTATAGGAGAATGAAAGATGACATTGGAAGAACTACTTGAACACAATAAAAAAGCACAAGCCTATCAAGATTCATTACCAATTGAACAACAGATAGAGCTTTTAAAACAATACAAAAAAAGCGTGTTTACATTCCACATGGAAGACGGTCGCAAATTGGTAAGAGGCGATTCAGAATCGGACAAAACAGAAATGCAAGATTTCTTTGCAAAGCACCCTCAAACTGGTTGCAAGTGGATTGAGTTTCATGACTGAGCAACAACTACAAGCCCACTGCTTTACCTGGCATTGGAACGCGCGCCCTGAAGAGCGCGGGCTTTTGTACATGAATCACAATAACCCCCGCGATGCGAGGCAAGGCGCTCAACTTAAGGTGATGGGTATGATATCGGGAGTAGCCGATATGACTTACCTATCCAAGAGCGGTCCGATATTCTTAGAGTTCAAGACTCCGACGGGCCGGCAATCGGACCGGCAAAAGTGGTGGCAAAGCCAAGTAGAGAATGCAGGATACCGATATTGCATTATAAGAAATTTCGAAGAGTTTGTAAAGTCCATAGATATTTGAGTATATTAGAGTTAGTCAGGTGGTGGAAAGGTAGACGCTAATTAGGTTGAGCACACTCATAATCTATAAACTCGGTGTGCATGCAGGTTCGAGTCCTGTCCTGACTGTTTTTTAAAAATTAATAAAAAGGAAAACCAAATGAAAGTAAAGGTAGCAGGACACACTTATGAGCTATCCAATTTTGAAAACAAGGATACAGAAGGACAGACGATCCAGTTTATTCACAAAGAACCAATTGAAGAAGGTTCAACTGAATTAAAAACAGTTGCAGACGGAACAACCAATGAAGAACTTATAGAGGTTCTTATCGACCGGTTAGGTTTTTTGCAAGCTAAATTCCCGTGTAGAGAGAACGCAATTACAATTACTAAACTTGAGGAATCTTTAATGTGGCTGAATAAGCGAACTGTTGATAGAAAGAATCGGAATGTCGAAGGCAAAAATGAGAAATGATATATTGCGCAGTGCGTGCAAATATTAAGTCTATTGCATGGTGAAAAGAGCATAAATGTTAGTCAGGTGGGCGTAATGAGGAAAGGTTCCAAGTCCATTTTTACATAAAACGGTTGCTTATCCGGTTCGAGTCCGGCCCTGACTACAAATAACAACAAGAGACACTTATGAATCATTACTACCAAAACATTCACGGCTGGTTTGACTACGAAGAGATAATCAAGCTAGCCATAGACAAAGCGACCGACGGCGCAAAGTTCGTAGAGATCGGAGCTTGGAAGGGCAAGAGCGCCGCTTACGCGGGCGTTGAGATCCTGAATTCCGGCAAGGCAATCACTTACTATGCAGTAGATCACTTCTTAGGCTCTGAAGAGCATCGCAATCCCGTGAGTGACTTTTACGACTTTAAATGCCAAAGTGGCGAATTACGAACGGAATATCATGCAAACATCGAGCCTGTTAAGTCGATAGTCAAGACTTTGGACATGCCAAGCGGAGAAGCTTCAAAGAAGTTCAAAAAGCAGAGCGTAGACTTTATCTTTATTGACGGCTCGCATGACTTTGACTCGGTGTGCGTGGATATTGAGTTATGGCTACCGAAGCTCAAGCCGGGCGGAATGATTGGCGGTCACGATTATACGACGCATGAAGGCGTAAAACAAGCAGTAGATACATATTTTACGGACTTGCAAATTATCGGCAAGTCATGGTTATACATTTCAAGGAGCGGAGAGAATGGCAAAGATTGAGATTAGCGGAGAGGTGGTGTATGTCGGAGCGCCTGTAAAGTATTCCGATAAATTCACCAAAGCGGAGATCGTGGTAAAGGATTCGACAAGCAAGTATCCTGAGTTTATCAAGTTTGAGGCGATTAATGACAAGGTCGAACTTATGCGAGGTTACCCGGTAGGAATGCAAGTAACTGCAGAGGGCTTTGTCGGTGGCAAGGAATATACCAAGAAAGAGGGCGGGATTGGATACATCACAAGTATCAAGCTCGCTAAGATTTACGAAAACAAGCCCGCGCCCGTAGAGGTTCCCGATGCTATACCATTTTAACGATAGCTTTGATGAGATGCCTACCCTTGACTGGGAAGAGATCAAAGATAAAGACTTCAAGACCGAGATAATGAAAAACGGCGTGCCTTTCGAGGCGCGCCTGTTTCTCGCAGGTTCGGGATGGAAGCTGAAGCTTACCAACAAGGTAACAGGCCGATACGCTTTGGAGCTTAGATTCCGTAATATGAGTCTTAACGATGCGATGGTAAAGGCGGAATTTTATGTATTGGAGAACTTAGAATGAGACTATCCGAGTGCGAGGTTAGGTATATCAACTTAGATACGGCTCTTAGCAATCGCATTGCAATGGAGCGCCAGTTTGGAATGCTTGGTATGGAATATACCGAGAGGATAAGCGCAAGAGTAATAGCACCACCTGAAGTCACGAAATTCGATAAACACTTTGTCGGATGTGGCCAGTCTCATATCGATGCATTGCAGTCAAGCAAGGCGCCTGTACTGATACTTGAAGACGATGCGATGGTTACAGAGCACTACCGAGAAGAGATAGATATTCCACACGGTGCGGATGCTATCTACTTAGGTTGGTCAAAGGCTAATAAGAAAATGACCGTCACTCCATTTAGTGAGCACTTAGTAAAGGTTACGGGCTTAGCGGCGGCTCATGCTATACTCTATTTGAGTCAAAGATTCAAGGACTATGCAGAGGATGCGATTAAGCGTGCAATCTACAGAGAGGCGGTTCCTTTGGATGTGATGCTTGCGTATATTCAAAAAGACTTCAATGTCTATGCAGTTCGAAAGCCGTACTTTATTCAGTCGAATGCAAGGGAGTCACTAAACAAATGGGAATCAATAACAAGAGGCGAACTTAATGAGACTTGAAGTAATTATTCCCTATCGGAATCGCGAGGCTCACATAAGAAAGCAAGTGCCTCACTTATTCAAGACGCTTGAGGCTCAGGGCTTGGAGTTTGGCATAACGATTGTAGAGCAAGAAGAAGGCAAGCTCTTTAATACCGGTATGATGAAAAACATCGGGTTTTTAGAGTCGCAGCATGCTGATTATTTTTGCTTTCATGATGTGGATATGTATGCCAAAGACGCGGACTATTCACCAGTCTTCATGCCGACACACTTGGCGCACTATGTAGAGCAGTACGAATGGGAAATGCCATATCGTGCGTACTTTGGCGGTGTGACTTTATTTGATAAGCAATCATATAAAGAAATAAACGGCTACTCTAATGAATATCTTGGTTGGGCTGTAGACGATGACGATCTATATTGGAGATGTGTCAAGACGGGTTTTGTCCGTCGTAAAGGCTGGTTCTACAGTGATGACCATGACCGAGAGAACTACGACAAATGGCAAGCGGAAAACCTTGCTAAATTTCAAGCCGCTCTTGAGGATACTGAAGAGCGAAGCGGAATATCTACAACGAAATATACTATACTAGAGTCTAAGCAATTTAATCCACAGCTTAGACGTATTTTAGTCTCTATTTAGGAATAATCACAATGGATGCATTGAAGACCTTTGTCCCTTTGGTCGCATTATCAGTAATTGCACTTGGTGCGACCTTAGGCGTGGGAGATG